TTAGCTGGAGCGGATGAAATCCATGAGCTGATCAACGACTTCAACACGTTGATTATCATTGATGTGGGTATACATATCAAGGGTGGTTTGAACATTATTGTGACCAAGTCTATCTGAAATAATTTTGGCTGTGAGACCAGCTTCAAACAGGAGAGAAGCGTGTGTATGTCTAAATCCGTGAGGCGTAATTTTTTTAAGCTCATTGTGCTTACATAAGAATCTTTTGAGCTTCACTTTCATAGTTGCAGTCAAAAGCCATTCCCCTCTGTTATTCGTAAATATATAATTCGAATCATGTTGGTATGCTTTTCCAGCTTGGAAATATTCTTTTATCTGCTGACGCTTCCAGAGTTTCAATACATTCAGAGTTTCATCATCTAAAGTGATAACCCTCTTACTCCTTTTGGTTTTAGGGTCTTGAACAGTTTGTTTTTTATTAACAACGACAGCCGTCCTAGAAATGCTTAACCGTTTATTTTCAAAGTCAACATCTGACCACATGAGACCGATAGCTTCTCCGCTTCTTAATCCAGAAAAAGCGAGTAAGTGGAAAAAGGTGTATTCTACAGGCTTACAATTTGCTTTGGAAACTTTAAGAAACTCCGTCAACTCCTGTTTTGTATAATGGTTCTCTTTGGTCTTTAAGGGCCTATTTTTAGGCTTGATGATCTTATCCAAGGGATTTGACTTAATGATGTCAATAGAAGTAGCATACTTGAAAATACGGCTAATAACAGAGTAGTAATTTGTGTATAGAATATAGCGGTTGCTCAACTTGATAGCAACCTTTTGACAATAAGCTACACTGATCTGCTGGATTTTCATATCTGTAAAATACAAGTCGATCATAACATCAAGCATGTCTTTAACATGCTGATAGGTTGTTGGTTTTACAGTGCTCTTATAGCTATCAAGCCATAACTCAGCTACTTCAGCGAAAGTAGGATTCTGGAAATCTTCATTGTTTGAAAAACCGTTCTCTTCAACGTCTAAGAGAAGGTCACGTTCGGCAGCCTTTGCCTCTTTAATGGTTTTAAAACCACGGCGTGTTGTACGCTTTTCTTTTCCAGTCGCAGGGTCTATGCCCAGGTATGTTTGAAAGAGGTATCTAGTCTCTCCTTTTTTTGTAATATATTTTTTTATCATAAAAAAGTCCTTTCTTTTCGATTGCTTGCCCGCATAGTTGAAAAGGTGTAGAACTTATGATAAACTATAGTTGTATTTTTTTATCATCCTTTCCATTGCTTACTTGATGGAAAGTTAAATCCTCATACTCAAAGTTTGGCGATGGAGAGTGTGGGGATTTTTTGTTTTTTCTTGTTAATTATTCCTCAAGCAATCTTATAAAATCATTTTCTGTCATGATTTCAATGTCTTGACCTTTTTCTAATAAGGTTTGAGCTTTTTTCATTTTACTACTTAACCCATCTGTGCCAACAACTCTCCAATCTTGCTCTCCTACAACTAATATATTAGTGTGTTTGGTCACTCCTTTTTCAGGAATACCACCAACTAACGCAGCAGCTTTGTTAGCTTCTTTTCTAGTCATTCGCTCGAGTTTTCCAGTAAAGCAAAAGTATAGACCGTAAAAGTAATGGTCTGGGTTCATTGCTGCTTTTTCTTCTTCTGTTGGCTGATAGATAAGGTTTTCCTTGTATTGATAACCTTTTTTTCTTTTAAATCCATACTGACCAAGTAAGCCAGTTTTATTGTATCTATATTCTTTTAAAAAAGCGTTGAGGTCGGAAAATGAATTTGTAGATAGTAAGTATTCTAAAATCAATCCGCTTGCTCGTGCATCTGATAAAGCGTTGTGGTGGTCTAGCTCAATATTCAAATTTTTAGCTAGTCTCTTTAGTTTGTAATTCAATTGTCCAGGGAGAGCGACCTTGGCTAATCGATACGAACAAATAAACTCTATATTATCAAAATCTAGTTCGTATTTTAGGTATACATCTTTAAGGGCCCCCATATCAAACTGTGCAAAGTGGGCTACAACTATATCAGAACCAATAAAATCAACAATCGCCTTTCTCACCTCTGGAAATGTGGGTGAATCAAGAACATCTTCAGGTCTAATGCCATGGATGAAAATATTAAAATCATCAAATTCTTCTTCTGGATTGATCAAAGTGTAAAATGTATCAACAATATTTCCATCTTTAAATTTTACTAATCCGATAGAACAAACACTACCGCGAAAGTCATTCGCAGTTTCAAGATCTAAAGCAACATACGAGTAAGACATATGAGTCTCCTTTCACTCCATCAATGCAAAGTATTCCTCTTTTACCATGATTTCATTCGTCATGGTTTTTAGATTGTAGTAGGACATGAATTTGAGGTAATCAAACTCTTTGGGGTCGTCTAAGCTTTCTAGTGCGTCTTTTACGAGATGATGGATCATATTCCTATCAGCTTCGTTTTCACATCGTAGGCGAGCGTTCTGGTACTCTGAGCGTGTGTGGTCTTTGTGTCCGAGTTCATGCAATAGTACCTTAACTCTCTCTTTTTTGCTGAGTTTGTTAGACAAGAAAGCTGTGTTGGTTTCTTTTTCGTAAAATCCAAGTTCATCAGGTATTAGCTCACCGTCAAAATCGACAATGCGAACCTGAAAATGACTTATAATTTCTTTTTCGGTCACTAGGCAGTACCTCTAATCACCAGCTTCTTTGAGATAACCTTCAATGATAGACTGGATGATTTTCTTCTTTTCATCTGTTAATTCTCGACCGCCGAACATCATGACATTAGATGCCATTTCTTCAACATTTAGTGCCTTCCCTTGCCATGAATATTCTTTTGTATCATCGGCAAGATTAGGATTTTCAGTACGACCTAGTAAGTAGTCTGTACTAACACCAAAATAATCTGCTATTTCTTGTAATCTATCAGATTTTGGGTTACCTTTTTTCAGACTATAAAGATAATTTGTACTGTATCCTAATTTTTCTTCTAAAATATTTAAAGAAATTTTCTGTTTGTCAGCCAATTCTTTGATTCTATCGAATGCTAAGAACATTGTTATTTCAACCTTTCTAAGCATTACGAAAAAAATATTTTAAAATTAGTTGTAAAAACTGTTGACAAATTCTAAAACTAGTTTTAAAATAGTATTCGTAAGCTAAAGAGTTAGCGAACTAGACAACTAAAAAATAAAACCTTACAAAAACTGATTGGCGTCCGTTTTCTATAGGTAAAACTTACTTTTAGTAGGTCTTTTCTCTATGTCTTTATTCTAAAACTAGTTTTAGAATTTGTCAAGCAGTTCGCTAACTTTTTAGAAAAATATTTAAAAAAGGAGGTTAAAAATGAGCCGACAACATCAAAAATGGGTTCAATTGGTTAAGGATAAGTTGGATTCAGAAAAAATGACACAAACACATCTCGCCCGAGCATGTGGGGTGAAGAAACCTACAATTTCAGAACTATTGAAGTATGGTAAGGGGAGCGATAAACTAAAAAACCGAGTTTGCGACGTTTTAGGAATTGACGAAACTTGGGTTGAGTTAGGAGAGTAGGATATGAACGAAATTTTTAATTTTCACGGACAGGAAGTCCGTACTTTGACAATTGATGACGAGCCGTGGTTTGTCGGAAAGGATGTTGCGGATATCTTGGGGTACCAAAACGGTAGTCGAGACATAAACCGTCACGTAGATGAAGAAGATCGCCAAAACTACCAAAACGGTACTTTTGGAAATAGAGGCGTTACAGTTATCAACGAATCTGGTCTCTACTCCCTCATCTTATCCAGCAAGTTGCCTCAAGCTAAAGAGTTCAAGCGCTGGGTAACATCAGAGGTCTTACCAGCTATTCGTAAGCAGGGCGGATTTATCCGTGAGGACTTGGACGAGGATGCCTTTATCGCTCTGTTTACTGGCCAGAAGAAATTGCGTGAGCAACAGGCGACCATGCTAGAAGACATCGACTACCTAAAGAGCGAGCAACCGATTCACCCAAGCTATGCTCAGTCGCTACTGAAGAAGAGAAAGGCTCGGGTTGTGGCTTGCTTGGGTGGTATTGATAGTCCTGCTTATGCGGATAAGAATTTTGCTCAGTCAGTCTTTAGACAAGCTGAGATTGATTTTAAGGATCATTTCAATATCAGTCGCTATGACTTGCTACCGAAGAAGTTTGCGGAAGCCGCATTGGCCTATTGGATGACGTGGGAACCAAGCACCAACACTAAGATGAAAATTATGGATTTGAATGCTTTTAACATAGCTCAGAGAGGATGAAAATTAGAACACAAAAAACACCTAACGGAAGTCAGGCGCACACTTAAATTATTAAAACCATTATATCACAAAAATGCTTGCCCGCATAGTTGAGAGGATGTAAAAAAATGGAAGGTATAACACTACAATTACGATTGGACGGCGAAAGTGCTGAATTGTTCACGAATCAATTGTTGGCCTTTGCTGAAAAGCAGGTCAAGGAGCAGTTAGAGAATGATCGCATGCCAATCAATCAACAGGCTTTGATGGAGAAGTTTGGCTTCACTCATGGCTATATTAAGAAGTTAGAACGTAAAGGATTGAGATTTCGTAAGCAAGGGAAATATATTATGTACGATATCAATGATGTTTATGAGATTTTGGAATTAGAAAAAGAAGTACGAAAATTAAGAGCATAAGGAGATAAAATGTTTGAACCACCGATTTTAGACCAGTTGATGGGCGTTGGAGCCTTGCTGCTTGGATTTGCAGGGCTTTGCCGTCATATCAAACTGCAAGAGGAACGTAAGGAAAAAGAAAGACGAGAAGAGCAAGAATTTGCGTCTATGATTATCCAAGGGTACAACCATGCATACGAACGTGGTAGAGAGGCACAGCGCCAAGAAATTCGCAAGAATATTCGACGAGACTTCACAGGATTCACCTACGACAATGAACGTCCTGAAGGCTTGCGTCCGGAGCCATTAGCTTTGCCAGAGCCTAAAATGCACATCTTGAAGTGAGGAGGTCAGGAAATGGAAGAATTGATTGAATGGCTGTTGTGGCATGAGAGAGTGAATATTGAAATGATGTCGTCTGATGAAGAAAAGTCTGACTTTGAAATATATTTAGAGGACGAGAATAGAAAAATATCACTCATCAAAGAATACCTAACCGACTATGAAAAACTAGCCAAGGACTACCGTGATGTGGTCTCTGAAAATAAGCTGTTAAAGGTCGAGAAGATGGCGCTAGAGGGTAGGCATATCTATGAGGATATGCGGATGAAATATCGTGCGAACCGTAGGAAGTGGGGTGCCCGGTATGTCTGAAATCAAGTGGATAAAAATCACAACGGATATTTTTGACGATGAAAAGATTTGTCTGATTGATGCCTTACCTGATCCTGATGCCATCTTAGTGATATGGTTCAAGATTTTGACGCTTGCAGGAAAACATAACAGTAGTGGCTTGTTGATGATGACGGATAAGGTTCACTATACTGATGAAATGTTGGCTACCATTTTTCGCAGACCATTAAATACAGTCAGAATGGCCTTAGGAGTCTTTGAGCAGTTTGGGATGATTGAGATTATCGATGGTGTCATTACATTACCAAATTGGGAGAAACATCAAAATATTGATGGCATGGAAAAAATCAAGGAACAGACACGCAATCGTGTGGCCAGACATCGTGAAAAACAGAAAAATCTTGCTCTTGGTAACGTTACAGGTAACGTTACAGTAACGGACGGTAACGCACTAGAAGAAGATAAGAATAAGAATAGATTAGATAAAGATAAGAAAAGAATAACTACTACTAGTAGTGGTAGTGAAGAAAATATTTTAGAACTTTTTCAATCAGAATTTCGTAGGCTCTTATCTGGATTTGAGATTGAAGAAATCAACCATCTCCTAAATGAGAATGATGTGGATTTGGTGAAAGAAGCACTGAAGACTGCTATTAATTCAGGAAAGCCGAACATCAAATATATAGGTGGGATTTTAAGAAATTGGCAGATGAACAATGTTACTACTGTTGAACAGGTTCGTCAATCAGAGAAGAAGAACAAGGATAAGAAAAAGGAACAGGAGGCCAAGGACGAATGGGGGTATTAGAACTGATTGAGCAATTCGAGATTGACTATTATCCGTTGAGCTACGAGAAGAAAACTCTTTTAGCAGGCCAACCAATTCATCAAGTGATTGCCTGCTTGTCTGAAATGGCTAGCTGGCATGAAAGCGGAGGTCGGCTAGTATGGTAGAGAATGTGTTTGAGGAAATCGCCTTATCTTATCGTAGGAATACAGAACAACAGGAAGAGCTTTGCGAAAAACATAACATTCCTTTGATAAAGATATTGAGGACTGAGAGTGTTGTGTGCCGTATGTGTGAATCTGAGCGGATCCATGAGGAGAATCAAGCAAGAGTGAATGAACTGGCCGACGCTGAGAATGAGCGAGAGAGGAAATACTATCTTGAAAAGTTCTCTCTTTATGATGAGGTTTTGAAAAATGCAACCTTGGACAATTTTGAGACACCTACTGAAAAAGAAGCGGAAAAGCTAGCTTTTGCAAGGCGGATTTGCCGTGAATGGTCTGAGGGTGCTAGGAACAATATTGTACTTCAGGGAGAAGCTGGGACGGGTAAGAGCCATTTGGCCTTTGCGATGGTTAAAGCTTTATCTGAGTATACGAAAGAGATTGCTATCTTCATCAACGTGACGGACTTGCTGATGAAGATTAAAGCTGATTTTAGTCAGGAAGAGTTTTTGGTCAATAAAATTGCGAGTGCCAAATTTTTGGTTTTGGATGATTTGGGCATGGAAAAGGATAGTGAGTGGTCGTTTACCATCCTCTACAATATCCTGAATAAGCGTTCAAATACAATCATTACCACGAATTTGATTTCTGCTGATATTCAGAAAAGATACGGCAGACCCTTTATGTCCAGACTGATGAAGGGTGTGGATAAAGACCATTTGATGGTTTTCAATGATTTGACGAACAAGCGGAAACAATATTTTTAGAATGGAGGTGGCTGATGTTTATCTTAAAACATGGGGCAAGAGAAGATAAACCGTTCTTGATGTCTGTGGCAATCGGTGTGACTGGCTTGGACATTTCATGTTCAGAGGAGAAGAAAGCCATGCGGTTTATTTCTCGGGCGGCAGCCTTACAGGTTGGAAAGGCATTGAGGGGTTCCTTTGGGAACTTCTACCCTGTCGAGGTGGAGTGATGTTAGAGCTTTACTTCGTCTATAATGGGCACTGCAAGTTTTACCTTGGGAGGTTTGACACTGTTGATGATCTCATTGAGCAGATGGAAGACCATCAATGGGCGTTCTCAGGTATTACCAGACCAAAATTCAAGAAAAACATCAGAAAAGACGATGTGAGGTTTGATTATGGTGCGGTAGATTGCTATTACTTAGCAACAAAATCAACGTGCCGCGAACCACGTTAAAAGCGAGCTAGAATATGCGTCAGACTTGGACGAATGACGTATAAAGAATTTGCTAGCTCTTGTGTCTTTGAGTCATGAGGGGCAAGAGCTGGATTTTTACAGGTTAGATAAACCATGGAATAGAGACATGATTTTGAACCTACATGGTTGGGGTGTATTTGGTTATATCAAAGGAATTATTAATCAACTTGATGAACCACAAAAAATTGAAATTCCGAAAGTTGAATTTAAAAAATCCCAAAAAGTCAAAATTCCGCAGTTTGTGGCGGATTGGATTGAGGAAGCTAAAAAGACTTGTAAAGACATAGCAGACTTCTTCGATTTTGATTTCACAAATGAAGAAGTCGGTAAATGGTTTATGCAAGAA